GCATACAAAGGGCAATTAAATGGTGCAGAAAATCCTGTACTCTTTAGTTTACCTATCAAAAACTCAGCTCACGTAGCTGTTGGTGAAGCCGTTCAATGGAATGCTGGTGTAGATACTGCTTCTACCTCAAGCACTATTCTCGGTATCTGTGTTGGTTTAGTTGATGCTTTAGGCATTCAATTACAAAATACAGCTAACGCTTTAGATGGTACATACGTCGCTTCAACTAAACTTATACCGCTGCCGCAGACAATATGACTGTTGCTGGTATTCAAGCTCAAGTTATCGTGGACAAATCCGCTTTATGGGAAATTGGTTTATCATCTGGTTCTGTTGCTAATACTGACCTTTTTGGAGGTTTTCATTTAGCTGACGGTACTCAAATAGCCGATGCTTCTCCTGAAGCCGTTAAGGGACAATTCAAGTTAGTAAAGCTCGTCCCAACTGACACAGCAAAAGGTATTTTCGTTATCAACGAATCTGTCTTAGATGGTTCAGCTCAAGTAGCTTAATTATTCATTTAACACAAAAATATGGCATTTAAAGCAAATTTCGGTGATTTACTCGAACCAGGTTTACGTGAAATCTATGATACTAGATATAACGAAATTCCCTCGATATTTCCCCAGTTGATGACTGTAAACAACTCAACAAAACAGTCTGAAAAAGATTCCGCCATTAGCGGTTTCGGTTATTTCGATGAAACTACTGAAGGTGGTTCAGTTGTATATGAGGACCCAGTCCAAATGTACGATGTGACCTATACTCATAAAAAGTATACAAAAGGCTTCAAAGTTTCTGAAGAAATGTATGATGATGATTTGTATAGAATTATCAGTCGTAAACCAGGTCAATTAGCTATCGCAGCTAAAAGAACTGCTGAATATCACGCTGCTGACTTGTTCAACAACGCTTTTGATACCTCAGTAGCTGGTGGAGATGGTAAACAACTATGTTCGACACTTCATCCTCGTTCTGATGGTGGTTCTGTTCAATCGAACAAATCTGCTACTGGTTTAACTTTGGGCGATGCTAATTTGAATACCGCTATCCTAGCTTTCGAAGGTCAGCTAGATGACAAGGGTATGAAAATTGCTACTGAAGCTAAGATTCTCTTAGTTCCACGAAGCTTGAAGAAAACAGCTACAGTTTTGACTCAATCGGAAGGTTTAACCCAAACAGCTTACAATGACATGAATTACTCAAAATCCCTCGGATTGAAAGTAGTTGCTTGGCATTATCTGTCAGTTCAAACCAACTGGTTCTTGATTGACCCAAGTGTCGCCCTTCTAAACTGGTTCTGGAGGAAACAACCTGAATTCAAACAGGATAATTCCTTCGACACAGGTATGGCTCTATTCAAAACTTCAATGCGGTTTAGCAAAGGCTTTTCCGATTGGCGTGGTGTCTGGGGTTCAGAAGGTGATGGTGCAACAGACGGTACCTAATTTCGTAACCTACGAAACTCAAGCCCCCCAGCAATGGGGGGTTTTTGGTTTATTGGCACTCTCTTGCAAGATATGCTAGTATTAGTTGTTAGTTTTTAATAAATAAACTTAATGAAAACATTTCAATCTCCTCAAGGTGCTCCTCCTATTGGTGAATTTACATATGAAGGATGTCGATACTCTGGTATCTCTCCAGGCACGACATTCTCAGTTTTATCTGTAGGTTTAGCTGATTTTTTAGTTGAAACATTTCCTTTTTTAATTGAATCTGAAACCGCCGCTCCAGTGGCCGATAATGAGTATTGTTGCTCAAAATGTAATAAAGATTGTGGTTCAAAATA